TGAAAGACGCTAATGGGTCTTGCTTTATCTTTTAATTCAAAATATCCTTGTAAATGGGGAGTACCTTGCTCACCAACTTCATCACCGATTATTATTAAACTACAATATTTCTTTGAAATTAGAACTATGGAACTATATTCTTCTTCTGTCCAATTATTTAAAACAAATAACCACCTTTTAGAAGGGGCTATTTGTTTAGTTGTTGAGGAATTACTATTACCCTCAACAACAGAACTACTGGAACTATCCAGAACTATTTTCCCTAAATTATCGGCCATTTATATATTTAGGAAACATTAAAATATTTGGAAAAATTTTAATCTAATGTTATTTTATAAAAATGACATCGTACGGCGCAGCATCGTATTTTAACAACTTCGGTAAACCCAGAGCCGCAGTTAGAGCCAAATCCTCAGCAATAGCAAAAGGGCGTTACCAAAACAAGCCCGTTAAATCTATTTATAAAAAAAGGGTCAAGAAAACGAAGACCAATATGAATAAATCCGCAATAACTATGTTATCTAAACAGGTAAGGACTTTACAATTACAGCGATACGGATTTAAACAGTACCAACGACAATACGCAATATTAGATAGTGCGGTAGCAACTACAATGCCCTTATCAACAACCCCTCTATTATTCTTGGCCAACTCATTTTACGACAGTAATCCTATATATCAAGGAACAGTATCAGCAACAGGTGTACCTAGTTACGCTGCTGGACCAGTACCCTTAATAAAGCAAACTTTTGACACCGATCTAGCAGATCAATATCAGTGGAACGAACAGAATAACCAACAGACAGTATCATCAGTACAATATTTACCAGTATATACAAAAATGAAATTTACTTTAACAGGAATGTTAAAAGGAGGATCATCTATGCCTCACCCAATTAGATACCGCTTTACTCTATTTAGATTAAAGAAACAGGTATTATCGTCTGCTGTATTAGATATGTCACTCCCCAACACAGCCGGAGCATATTGGCATATGTGCGAAGATAACCCTAGTATAAGAAATCATTTCTTAAAACACAAACACGAAGTAGTCGTAGATAGATATGTAACTATTAGACCACCTCCTCACGATACCGAATTAGAGAATGTTTATAGAACAGTTGAAATCCCATATTCTTTTGGAAAATGTAAACCGATCCAACCGGTTAAAGAACCACAGCCACCTAATCAAAATACTTATAATAAAATCCCAGAAGAGCAGTGCTTATGGTTATTAATCTCTTCAAATCAAACAGCAAATAATGGTATTAACATTAATATAGAAAAATTAAATATATACCGTGATCAACACGGAGTTTCAATACTTTAAAAAAACTAGCATACCCAACTAGAGCGTAGCTCTCGTGGGGGTGGCTAGGCACCGCCCACACGAGCCATTTATTATAATAAAAATAAATAAATTATCCGACCCACGGAGGATAATTTCATAACTGGTGCGGAAGCGATTATAATGGGCTTGCCCCATTATAATTGTTTCTCGGTACATATTATACTATAATATTTATAATATAATATAACTAAAAAGCGTTATCATTTACGCTCTTAATCTCAACAACTTTCCATCTATCAGCACTTAACTCTTCTTCGCAAGAAGGAGGAAAATTAGCAAAAACTATTATATGAGGAGGATTAAAAATTTTATGTCCGGTTTCATACTTTGTGTTCACAATTAATCCATCTTTTATTGCTTCCAAACTAGCATAGCTCACACAACCTTTATTAGCTCGAGGAATGTTAAACATTACTACACTACACATATCCATATCATTATTAAAAATTAAATTCATAATATCACTAAATTTACCACCTATACAAGGTAACGCATTATGATGAACTATACAGTATTTTAACAAACTTGTCTTTCCAATATTTCCATCTTCGTCCCAGAACCAATTAATAACTCTATCATCAGGTTCTTCACTAATTATATCTATAATCCTTTGCTGAAAAGGTCTTAATTCAGTAATTATCTTTAAAGGTTTCGGTACGCCGTAACTATATTTTACTTTCTCTTTACTACAATATTTTATATTGTCATCTCTTGTACCTTTACATTTAATAAAATGTATTCTTTTATTTTGAAAGACGCTAATGGGTCTTGCTTTATCTTTTAATTCAAAATATCCTTGTAAATGGGGAGTACCTTGCTCACCAACTTCATCACCGATTATTATTAAACTACAATATTTCTTTGAAATTA